CCTGACCAGTAAGTGGGTAAACCTCTTCGATGAATTCACCATTCGGGTGACCCATAGGGATGACATCGGTACGGCCGTGAGTGGCTAGCGTAATCCACAGCACGGAGTTAATTGGGGTGAGTCCTCGGTTAGGCCCGTAAGTCTCAACGTCAAAGGCAAAGGCATCTTGGCTCAGGTAGTGGTCAACCACTTCCTGTAGCTGTTCGGCAGTTGTGATGATATTCATACGCACACTCTAGTCTACTTTGGGTGTAAATGCAAAAAGCGGGGACCGAAGTCCCCGCCTCTTGTGACAATCCTGCTTAGAGCAGGGAGTCCGCAATCTCGTCGAGCTCCGCGAAGGTGTGCTCCTTGATTAGGTTGCGGGTGTAGACTTCAGACTTTTCTACAACGCCAGCTGCGCGCTCAGGGTTGATGCTCCAGTCCTCGTCTAGGTCGCGCTCCTTGATAGGAGTTACGGTGTAGACGGTCTGTGGACCCTTGCCTAGGCGCACAATCGCCCAGTAGCCCTTAGTTAGAGGACCCTGTGGTGAGTAGTGGGCTGCGTGTAGAGCCTGGTACAGACGCGCTCCAGTAATGAGCATCTGGCGCTGCATACCTTCTGCGTGGCTTAGGTTAACCACGGTGAAGGCGCGCTTGTTCTCTGGGCGGTCGTCAAGCTTGGTGCAGAGTGGGCAGTCAGCCCCGATGCAGACATACGAGCGCTTACCGCTGGTCTTCTGCTTTAGGAAGTGCTGCTTGTAGATGGCGAATGGGCCACTCTCGTCCAGGAACTTAAAAACCTGGTGCTTGTTCTCTTCGAACTTTACCTCAGTTGGGTAATCGCTCGTAGTGGTGATGCTGTCCGCGGCATCCCAGCCCGAAAGGACTGAGGTCGATGTAGCAGTATTCTGCTCTGGACGGTTGTCAATGTCGTCGGCAACGTAGCTGGCGGCATCTGGGGCATTTTGCTGTAATGGCATGTTTTTCCTTAGTTAGTTGTTTGCATTTCTTTTGCGCGGATAGTTTCCCACGCCTCGGCGATCTTGTCAACAAGACTCCGGTGTATAGACCAGTCTACACGATCTGTGTCCATAAGTCCAGCGTTAGTAAAAATTACTACCGCGGCCTCCACCATTTCCTTGCTGTACAAGCGCCTCCCAGCATACTCCTTACCGTTGGCTCCCTGCTTGGAGGGGAGTCGGTAAGGAGATGATGGAAGTATTCCTTTGTCCAACCATTGCCTCATGGTTTTGGTTGAACGTCCTAGGGCCTTAGCTAAAGAGCCTAGTGTATACATTTGAAGTTGTCTGCCATTTGGCAGAGTTTTTTCAAAGTAAGTGTCTTCCCAGCTAGTTACTACTGGTGCTTTGGGTGCGACAGGCTCGCGACGTTTACGCTTACTGCCCGGATAAAACTTATCCAGGTCAGCAAATGTCTCGTCAAAAAAGTCTGATGCCATGTTAATCCTAAAGTGCGTCGTCGTCCCCGTAATTAAGGTACCAAATTGCTACCAAAACTACAAGTACCGAGCCAAGAATAAATCCGATCACTTGCCCTTGTCCTTAAGGCCGATAATAGTTGCTACCGCCCACAGTAGGGCCCAAGATAATGAGGTTATTACGAATGTAATAAAACCTGCGTAAAACAAATCATCTTCAGTTACCATCCTGCAACTCCTTTACAAACTCGGACTTTATAAAACGGCGAAGGTCCGACAAAGCGATGTCCCCGCGCATTGGCGGGGCAACCATCATGTCGCTAATTTTATCCAGTACTTTTTGGGCAGCTTCAGCCTTGCCGTCTGTTTTACCCGCGTCGTAAGCGATAATGCTCATTTGTTCAACCCTTCACAGTTGATAATAGCTTCGTTTTCAGTGGCGTAGTTATCCCAGCAATTTTTAGGCTTGTCGCTCTTGAGGGAAAAGTAACCGTAGGCTAGTGAACCAAACATAGCTAGAACGATCACTGCAAATGTAACAATGTCTTTTTTAGCTACTGTTTCGTTCACTCGCTTTTCTCCTCTAGGAGTGCGAGGACATCTGCCTTGTAGCAGATGTCGTCAAACGAATCTACATTCAGATTTGATACTGCGTTATAGATACGAACACGCTCAGCCTGAGCCCCGAGCTGCATGATTGACTCAACAGCAGGGCTTGGGTTTGCGATGTCTACCTGGAGAGTGTCTTTAATTATCTCTAGCGGATTAAACTTTGCAAACAACTCTGAGAATGATCTGCTCATTCGTACTCGCTTTCGCTAATTGGAAAGACTCTGAGTACCTGGATAAGGTGAGTGCAGATTTCGACCATGTCGGTGTCATACATCTTGTCAGCAGCGGCTAGCTCCTGTTCCAGGACGCGCAGCAGTTCCTCGCGCTCGTCTTGTCGACCAAGAGTATAGTCGCGCAGGTTAGAGATGCCCCGAGCGTGTAGCTCGGCCATCTTGGACATTACTTCTTCTCCAGGACGATTGCCCAGGTTACCTTCTCAGGGAACATGGTGTCGATGTCTTCGTCAGTGAGCTTGCCCTCGTAGTAGGCAGCCATTACTGCATCCTGGTCTAGGACAGTGATGGTCTTGGTGCAGGTTTCAAAGACGCCCTTTGACTGAAGAATGGCGTTTGCCTTGTCCTCGTCAAACTGCTTTGAGACTCGTCGCTGCTTTACGATTGAGCGGGTGCCGGTGCGCTCATCATCTACGGTGAGAACGATGCTGCCCTTCTCGTTTGGCTCGCCGAGGTCCTCGATGTAGCTGGTTAGGCGCTTCTTGATGGTGTTTACGCGCTCTGTGATTGCCTCAGCCTCGTCCTTAAGAGTGACGTACTGCTGTACTTCACGGCGGATTGGGTCTAGATCTGGCGTTGATTCGTTTGTAATGATTGGCATGTATTCCTCATTAGTCTAAAACCCCTTGGGGTTTGCTAACTCTTAGCAATACAAACGCTAAGGCTTTTACTCCCAGTTGTCAAGTTCGGGGTAAACAAATTTTTCTAGGGCCTCGATGATCACGCTAGTCACGGTGATTCCCTGCTCAGCTGCTTGAGCTTGGGCGGCGGCCCACAGATCGTCAGATACGCGGACAGTCCTGGTTGGGGTCTTAGGTGCATTAGGCATACCCCAAGTATAGCAAAAGCCCGGGACGCATCATCTGTGTATCCCGGGCTTTACTCTAGAGTACCAAAAATACTCTAGGGTGTCAAGCAGACTACCAACCGGCCTTAATGGCCTTCTTCAGCTTCTTGACGTCCTTCTTTAACTTCTGGATGTCTTCCCACTGCTTGTCTCTTGATTCGTCTTCTAGCTGCTTCAGGAATGCTTCATGCTTAATCTCGCGCTCCTTGCTTGCCAGCTTCTTCTTGCTAATCCACATAGTGGCTCCTAACCAATCTCGATGATCTTTGGTTTCTTTTCGTCAGGCACGTTCTTAAATAGAACGATAGTAAGCATACCATCTTCTACTGATGCTGACTGAACTTCAAAGTATTCCGCGAGCGCGAAGGTAAGCGCGAAGTCACGGGCAGCAATGCCCTGGTAGACAACTTCGCCAGTTTCCTTCTTGGCCTTCTTCTTGCCTTCGATTTTTAGCACACCCTCGTGGATGCTGACCCCTAGTTCCTTCTTAGTGAACCCGGCAACAGCAACGGACACCACAGTAGTGTCATCTTTGCGGTCGATGATGTCATAAGGGGGATACGAGGGCTTCTCGTTAGCAATTGATTTGAGCTGCTCTAGCAGCGGGAGGTAGCCGATACCCCAACGGTCAATACGTGGGAACAAGTCGGCAATGGTGATTACCCTAGGTTTTTCTGGAATCTTCCAGTCTGGGTGCTTAGGCCACGGGTCGTGTGGCTTAGGTTCGTAAGGATTAGGGTGCGGTCTGCCGTTGCCCTTTTTCCAGTTTTCATATGGATTTTCTGGGTCTTCGTAGAACCCGTTTATCGTTTTCATGTTGTCTCCTTAGACGACAACTGTGCCAAAACACTTTCGTAAAGTGAAAGTTATCTTTCATTTATAGAAACTGCCCGAAGCACAGTATTTTTATAGGACGCCCGATTGGCACGTCCTGCTGTAATTGTATCAGTGCAGGGCTACAAATATAGAATATAAGTTATTTAACATGAACTAGGTCGTTTAGCTTGTCTAGTCTGAAGCCTGACCAGCTACGGTCTCCGACTACTACCACAGGCGCGGCCTTGTAACCGTGTGCCTCAATAATGGGCATAACCTCTGGGCTGTCGGCAATCATCTTGGCTTCGAACTCAACTCCCTTGAGGGTTAAGAATCGCTTGGTCTGCTCACATTGGACGCAGTTAGGGTTGCTGTAGACGATTACAGACATGTCTCTCCTTGGTTAATGAGAGCCCCAAGCAGGAATCGAACCCGCGACATCCATATTACAAGTATGGCGCTCTACCAACTGAGCTATTGAGGCATTAAAGCTGGGGGCGCACTTTACGCACGCCCCCGGCCGTTACTGGTCTAGTTTACAGTGTTTCTACGAGGCGTACAAATTTAACTTTGCTGCCTTTGAATGAGGGATCGTCGAGACTTAATATCTCTGTGGACGTGCCCTTGCGGAATCCTGCATGGATTATTTTTCCGTTACCGATGTAGAGTGCGGCATGGTAGTACGTGCTAGATCCTTTGTATCCGAACAGCACGATGTCGCCAACCTTTGGGTCTTTTACACCCTTATTAAGGTGGCCCTGCTTATTAGCAGAGTGAGGGATTTCTATTCCTA